TCTAAGTAAGAGCTGTACGTCGGGAGTGGTATTATCTGCTTCATCAATAATAATGACTTTGTGTTTTGCGTCTGAGGAAAGAGAGACCGTGCTAGCAAAATTCTTTGCATTGTTACGGACAGTATCCAGAAATCTTCCTTCATCGGAACCGTTAATAACATAAACATCAACTCCTAATTGAGTACAAAGTGCTTTAGCAACTGTTGTCTTACCACATCCAGCAGGGCCAGCAAGAAGAAGATTCGGAACTTCTCCTTTATCTAGGAAGTCAAGAAAAGTCTTCTTAGTTACTTGTGGAAGAATACAATCTTCAATTGTCTTAGGTCGATACTTTTCAACCCAAAGAAATTCATCCCTCATAATTTCGCAATCTCACATAATAAGGTGCAAGAACATGAGTATTGAAGGTGGTTCCTACAATACCCCGTTCTAAATTTAATTCTTGAAGCAACCCCCAAGTCTCATCTTTTTCATTCCATTGTAATATATGTACGTACTCCTGTCCATCCTCTAACAACTGGACAGCAGCATCTTGTGCCTCTGTCCAATCCTCAATTTCTTTCCCTCCTACCTTGTATTGAGAACCCATATTAACCTCACTACCATGAAAGTAAACAAGACATAATATGACCACATAATAGTCATACCAATCTTATTGTGACGGGAACCTCGTTTAAATTCTGGGTATCCTCCACGATCCCACCCATCCTGCATGTACTCACTAGTATCTATTTTTTTCATCCGAATGTAGAATCAGGTTCGAGTGCAATGTAATAAGTTAAATCATAATTTTTACTAGTAAATCTTGATAACAGTTTTTGAGATACTACAACATGATATGTTCCAGGAAGAATCTTAATATTCTCTACCTTGAAATTAAAGTTAAATGTAGCATCAGTTTCTCCCACTGATATAGCAAAACTATTAGAAGTATCATTCTTCTTATCCCTTATCAAAAGTTTAACAGCGCCATTCTCACCAACCACCGATAAATCAGGAAGTTGATATATTCCTGCCGCCTTAAGCAACTTATCTAACTGTTGAGTACTCAACTCAAAAGTTACATCTTCGCTAGGAAGATCAATAGCTTTATCTGGTGGAGTGATGATTACATTAGGATCGGCAAAGAAATACTTTGATCTCATCTTTCCTTCTTTAATCACCACATGATTATCATTAGAAAAATCAAATTCAGGTATACTTGGTTTATGAAGTTCTATTCCATTAATAAACTGACTAAGATCATAGATACCAAAATCCTTTGGCAAATCTTCACTAATAGTTGCCTCTGCTAAAATATTCTTCATCACACTAATAGTGCGAAGTCGATTTCCTTGTTTAAAAAGAATAGATTGATTAATCTCTTTAAAGTTCTTTAATAGATTAAGTGTAGTCTCAGAAAGTTTCATAACGAGTGTTAGTGTAATCGGGTTCTTGAGTATTACCACTGAAGTAATAAAGGAGTAAGCAATAGTGCATTGCTTTTAGTATATCATTTTTTGCAGATCCTTTCTTATCATAGCGACTCAAATACTTAAGTGCATTAGAGCGACAGAAAGATTCAGCATCTCCTACTGAATGAATAAGATCCAGAGTTTGAGTATCTGAATTCTCATTTGTATAATGTCCCTTGTAAGTAGAAGAGACATAATCTTGAAGGTCTGAAATACCTTTATCTTCTTGGTATTTGTGATGAGATGGTCCCTTTAAATTTGGTTGAGGTTTAGTATTCAAATTAAAACTATCAACCCCAACATAATACTTGGGATCATCATACTGAGTTCCAGCCAAACCACTAAAACTAATATGATCTTCACCCATTCCACCAGGAAAAGGAGCTCCAAAATTTAAAGTATCAGAACCTGCGTCACCAAAATCTATACTAATAGTGTCTGCTGCACCTACTGCATCTTCAGGTACTGTAAAAGTAACAGTATCAGAAGATTCCCCTCCCAAAATTACTACATCATCTTCATTCTTATTCATAATAGGATAATCCTCATCCAGTGTTCCATTAATAATTGAATCAACTAACCACCAAGCCATTATATCATCCCTCCTCTCGTTGGTCAATGGGAAGTTGAACAGTAGCATCTACCTTGTCATAAAGTTCCAGGAATGCTTGCTTCGTCTCATCATCAAAACGATTAATACAAACTTGAATAGATTTTATCTTATCATTAAAGATTGAATATGCCCGAAGAATATGAACTAAACGACGGGTACTAATAATCTCTTCTATACCTCCGTCGTAAAAAGTTTTGCGAATGATGTCACCCCAGTCAACCAAACGTTTACAGAAATCAGTATCGGTTATACCAAGAGTGGATGCCACTCTTCCTAAAATCTTTGTTTCTACTGTAGGGGCAGGATAGTCTTGCTCAAAAGTTACAGGAAATCTTTCTAGAAATGCTTCATTAAGAACATTGGTTCCTATGAATCTTCCATCATCAGACCCTTTACCTTTTGTATTAGCAGTTGCCACTACATTAAATCCATTTGTAGGAGAAACAAACTTCCCTATCTTCTTGAGGAATATTCCTTTACCCTCAAGAATAGGTTGTAAACAAAGTATCTTATTGGATGCTAAATCTATCTCATCTAGAAGGAGGATAGCTCCCCTTTCCAGTGCTTCGATAACTGGTCCATTATGCCATACAGTGTTACCATTAACAAGGCGAAACCCACCAATAAGGTCGTCTTCGTCAGTTTCGATTGTGATGTTGACACGAATCAGTTCTCGCTTGAGTTGAGCACAAGCTTGTTCGACTCCAAAGGTTTTTCCATTCCCAGAAAGACCCGTGATAAACGTAGGATAGAACATACGGGTTTTGAGAATGGTCTTAATATCGCTAAAAGGACCAAAGCGGACGAAGGTATCATCGTTTTGGGGAATAAGGTTCTGTTGTAATTTAGGCTCAACAGAAGGTGAAGCATATGAATTTTCAATACTCTTAACTGCCTTTACTGTTACTTCCAAATTCCACTTACCCCGACCAACTTTAAATTGTTCGATCTTCTTGGTAACAGTCTGATAAGCAATGTCATTCATTGCACAGAACCCTTTCACATCAGCTGCAGTGAATTCCGTTCCGTAATTGGATTTCAGACCTTGAATGATTTCCTCTCTGGTCATTTTAATCTCAAACATAGTGTAGTTTGTTTCAATATAAGTATTGTAGAGGATAACAAAGCAATTTACTTAGGAGAGTGGACAGTTTATAAAGCGGTAGTTAAAAACATTATTAAAGTCAATCGAGAATCTTTAAGAGCAGTACCAAAAAAATTTTGTGCTCTATGACATCTACAAGAATCAAAAATAAGAGTTCTATTAAATTTATTAGCAATAATACAAGGATCTTTAAAAATTGAATTAAATTCCTTTACTTTCTTTTCAAAAAAGAATTTTTGAATAGGAGTTCTATCTGAAGAATAGAATCTATTCTTTATGGTTTGGGATTTATTATTATACTCATCTCCACCAGGATTATCTGGAGTATAAACCTCGGTTCCACTCTCAGAAGATGGGGTCGGATTTAAATAGGTAATACAGGTATACTTTCCAGGATCATAATGTACCGATCCTGTCCCATAAGATGCATCGATATATTGAAAATAACAATTAGAAATCTTTAACTTCTCATCCTGAGTTACTTCTAACACCTTAGATGTATAGTGAACTGCTAAAGATTGCGGAGAATCAACACGATATCCCGGCCATTTATAATCTTTATCACTACAATATTGATCCCTTAATTTAAGTGCTATATTTCTAATACTATAGGGATCTTTAAAAAAACTATCAACTATCCACATACTTTTTCACACTTTGTTCCCATTCCTTCAATGAGGAAGAACAATCAGGTGGTTCAGGATCTTTATACCCTTTCATCTTCTTCCACTTATTATGTAATGCACCCATCATCCACGACTGAGCAAGACTCTTGGGGCCATTCTCCAAGAGATCTAACTCATATCTGCTAGAAGTATAACCCCTATACTCTTCGCGCCAATTAGAATCATCATAAGGTTTTTCTGTCATGCTGCAATAATCTTATTCATTGTTAGGGGCGGCGATCTTCCAACATTCTACGGTTGGATCATTTTTTCCAAGATCAGTCCATCCTTCGCATTTCTCACATACAACACCATCAGGAGTGTTTGAACAATTAAAACCTGTAGTGCAACATTGAACTGGTGCTCCACTAGCACAACTTAATCCTGAATTATCAGTATTGTTCTGTCCAGGAGTTCCGCCGAAGAATGTAATTAATCCTCCACCGACTATTCCAACTGCACCAGCAATACCTAGTTTAATCTTGTCGTTCATTTTTTTTTATAGTGTCTGGTATATTTATTCTTGGGATTTAGCGTCATTAATATCTACTGTATTCTCTCTGTAATATTCTACTATTTGCTGCAGAAAAACGACTTCATCCTTGAGCTCTGCATTCTCTTCTTCTAGTTGTTCAATGTGGTCTTCGTAAATGGTGTACATACTATTCGTCAGGGTCTTCAGAAGTATTTACGGATTTAACATTCTCTTCAACATCATATCCTTTACGTTTCTTCCAATCACTATACATTCCTCCAAACACCATTCCTTCATGGGACTTTATTTCAGCACCATCCAGAAGTTCTATCTGTCTTTTAGTAAGAAGACCTTGCATCATCTCTTTGTATTCTTTTTCCCAATTAGGAATTTCTTTTGTCCATTCTGCTATCATACTACTAACTCAATAAATTCACCAAGAACTTTTTTATTTAGTTTCTTGACTTTAAGGGATTTAACAAATGCTCTCTTAATTTGTGCTTTAGTTGCATCATCATTAACATCAAATTCCGCATCCTGAGAAAGGGTTGAAGAAGATAGTGCAAAGTAAGCATCATATCCAGAGTTCTTAATTATAAAACTTTTACTCTTTTTCCAATCACTCACTATTTTATCATATTCTTTATTAGATGTATATCCATAATAAGCATCAGGATAATAAAGTTTCATAAAACTCTTAGCATCTCTGTTAGCAAGAACACGAATACCAATTAAATTGATAGAAGGAAATCTATCCTTTAGATTCTTCAAAAGAACATCTGTAAATCCATGATAATTCCACCCAATTTTATAAGTCTTCCCTACCTTACGATCTCTTAAAAATGTACGGTCCGGATTAACATTTCGTGCTCCCATATAAGGTTCCGTCTCCCAACGTCTCTTCACTTCTTTGTGATAGGGAATTTGATGGGCTTCACCATCAGTTAAGATAATACATTGAGTTTTTTCTACTCCATTATCCTTTTGAAACTGAGGTAAGATCTGATGAAGAGTAACAATTGCTTCATTTAAAGGAGTTCCTGAAAGGCAAAGACGATTTGGATAACGAAAGAATACCTGACCATTAGTAAAGGTC